ATCCGCGCTGCCAATGCCTCGAACGCGGCCCAAGCCATGCTGGGCAAGGCCATGGACCGCCTGTCCACCGGCAAACGCATCAACTCGGCCGCTGACGATGCTGCTGGGAACGCGATCGCCACCCGCATGACCTCACAGATCCGTGGCTTGAACCAGGCCGTCCGCAATGCGAACGATGGCATCTCGCTGGCTCAGACGGCCGAGGGCGGCATGAACGAGATCACCAATATGCTGCAGCGCATGCGCGAACTCGCCGTTCAGTCGGCATCGGGCACGCTGAGCGATCCTGATCGTGCAAACCTGCAGGAAGAAGTGGCTGCACTTCTACAGCAGGTCGATGCAGTAGCAAACAAAACCGATTTCAACGGCGTTCCCCTTCTGAATACGGCAGGTCCGGTTCTGATCCAGACCGGTATCGAGGCAAATGATACGGTTGCGATTGATCTAGCCAACGTAACCACAGCCGGTCTTTTGATCGCTGCCATCGACATCGACACCGTCGCCGGCGCTAGCACCGCGCTGGGCCTGCTCGATACCGCGCTGAACAATATATCTACCGCCCAGGCGAGTCTTGGTGCCAGCCAGAACCGACTGCAGGCAACCGTATCGAGCTTGATCAACCGCTCTACCAATCTGTCGGAAGCCCGCTCGCGCGTACAGGACGCCAATTTCTCGGATGAATCGACCAACCTTGCCAAGGCGCAGATCCTAAGCCAGGCGTCGACTGCGATGCTGGCCCAGGCCAACCAGAGTCAGCAGGGCGTATTGACCCTGATTCGCGGATAACAAAGTGAACCAACCGAGTAATACCAAGGCGCGTTGAGGCTGACTCACGCGAGGGATTCCCAACCGGCTGAAATTGTGATTCGTTGCGGCGAGCATATGGAGGCTTGCAATGGCGGCAGCGATTGGGGTTCGGACCGATTACACATCATCGGATTTGCGGGGATTTGCCCGACGATGCAGTGACCCGGATCAGGTTCGCCGGCTACTGGCGCTGGCGTTGATCGTTGACGGGGGGAGTCGGAGTGATGCGGCCAAGTTTGCCGGTGTCACCCTGCAGATCGTGCGCGACTGGGTGTTGCGGTTCAACGAAGGCGGTCCTGACGGCCTGGCAACACGCAAGGCACCGGGACGCGCTTCGATCCTGAATGATGAGCAGCGCGCCCGGCTGGCGGAGCAGGTCGAGGCCGGGCCGATCCCTGCTGCCCATGGCGTTGTGCGCTGGCGGCTTGCTGATCTTGCGCAGTGGGTCTGGGATGAGTTCGCGCTTTCCGTGACCCGCCATACCCTGGGGCGCGAGCTTCGCGCGATGGGATATCGCAAACTCTCGGTGCGACCGCGGCACCACGGGCAGAAGGGCGATGACATTGTCGATTTTAAAAAAACTTCGCCTCCCGTCTGGCGCAGATCAAACGAAGGCTCCCGAGAGGAACGCCCGTAGAGCTTTGGTGGCAGGACGAAGCGCGCATCGGTCAGCAGACCAAGCTCACCCGGCGTTGGGCCAGACGCGGCACCCGCCCGTCAGCCCCCAAGGATCAACGACGCTCCTCTGCATGGCTGTTTGGGGCGATATGCCCCGCTGAAGGAAAGGCCGCCGGCATCGTCATGCCCAAATGCAACAGCGAGGCGATGAGCATGCACCTTGAGGAAATCGCCTTCCACATCGCGCCAGGTGCACATGCGGTGCTGCTGCTCGATCAGGCCGGATGGCACGGATCGGCAGACTTGGTCATACCTTCCAATATCACCCTCATGCCTCTGCCGCCCAGGTGCCCAGAACTCAATCCGGTGGAAAATGTGTGGCAGTTCATGCGCGACAACTGGTTGTCGAACCGCATCTACCAATCATACGACGACATCGTCGACCACTGCTGCTTCGCATGGAACAAGCTCGTCGATCAGCCGTGGCGCATCATGTCCATCGGAATGCGCCAATGGGCGCATGGGTACTGATCAATGCACCTTGGTATAACTTCGTGCGGTGCTGGGTGCTGCGCCGAACAGGACCGGAGAGAGGGCGGTGATGACCGGCCAGAGCTCGATCAGGGCATTGAGGATGGAGGGCACAGATCAGCCCCCAATCAGCGAGAAATGATGTCCGAAACGCAAGGTGGCCTCCGCGCGCAGCAGCGTTGCAACTGCTGTGAACCGTGCTTGCGGGGCGGCCTGTTCTTTGGAGTCACGCTATGGGCACGAAGGCGGCTTTTCGCGCTCAGTTCTCTCCGAACATTTCAAGCTGGCGGTGGTCGCGGGGCCGTTCGAGGATCGGCACCGGCTCTGCATCAGTCCCTTCGTCGGACTGGTTGACCAGGCGCGAAAGGTGGCGGCGAGCCATGCGCAGAATGGCGGCACCTTCAACGACCGTCATCCGATGCGCGCGGATCGCAGCAATGACGCCCTGACGCCGCGCACGCAAGAGGGCATTGCGGCCGGTCGGGATGGGCAGGCGCTCCCGGCCATAGACATGGGCAAGGACTGCGGCCTTGTCCGTGCCGACGATATCGGTGAACGGGCTGCGCCGGGCGTCAAGCGGCACGTAGACTTCCTGCCCTGCGAAAGCATCGACAATCCGCAGTGTGTCGTAGGGACCGATATGCGCAGCCATTTCCAGCATCATCGGCGGCCAGCTGGCATGCGGCTTCACGTCGGCCGGGATCGGGATGTCATCCGGCTTGAAGGTGCGAGGGCGGGCCATGGCTCAAGCCTTCCCCTTGCGAATGACAAGCCCGAGATGGCGGATGAGGCCGTCCAGTTCGGGCACCTCCAGATCGAGAATGCTGAAGGTTCCGGTCTGCAGGCGCTCAAGCCCGACCATGAATTCGGTCACGTAGTGTCCAGGGAAGCTGTGGCCACGCCGGGCAATAAGAGCCTTCTGGGCATGCACGACGGCTGTCCGTTCATGCTGGGTAGCAGTGAAGGTCGGGCGACGGACCTGCAGGCTTGCCGTCTGCTCTGCCGTTGGCCATTCGACACCGGCACGTTCGAGCCAAGACTTGAGCGCCTCGATCACCGAGGGCGCATAACGGAAATCGACAAAGCGCAGCGCCGACAGGCCCGTCTGGCGCTTGACGAAGGCGTTGAGGGCTGAATCGCCCGGTTCGTCGATCTCCCCCAGCCAGTAAAGGCTCCACCACAGGGCCTTGATCTTGCCCAGATGCGGGCGATCGGCGCGGCCTGGCTTCCAGCCACCGTTGAGCGCATCGAGCAGCTTGCCGAGCTGGCCATCGGTCAGCCTGGAGAGTGAACGCTGGCCGCTGACCTGCTCGATTCGATCGCGGCGGGCATCTTCGTCCAGGCCGAGCCGGTTGCATGCGGCCATGATCGCGCGGATCTTGCGGGTCCGCGGATCATTGCCGGCTGGGCGGCGCGAGGGCTGAGCCTGGCGGGTCATTGGCTGCCACCGGGCAGGATGATGCCACAGACCTCGCCACGCCGTTGCATCTCGGCCTTCAGGGCCTCGGTCGAGCAGCCGCGCAGATCGACCTGGTCGACATGATCGATCGGCACATAGCGGCCATGGTGGTCATCGAGCTTGCGCAGATAGCCGTCGCGAACGAGGGCTGACAGCCGACTGTAGATGCCGCCCGTGGATTTGAGGCCTTCGATCCGCATCAGCTCGCGGATGGTCGGTCCACGGCGATGGGCGGCGATAAATGCCCTGATATGGTCGAGCGTCTTGAGCTGGCCTTCGGTCATGAAGATTTCCTCTCGACCAGGTCGCGCAGGCCAGGGCTCAGGGCCTCCTCTTGCAGGCGACGCAGCTTTCTGCGCGTGGCTGCTATGGCAAACGGGAGATGGCGGACGCGGCGATAAAGCCGCTCGTCAGCATGGCTGGCCATTAGTTGAGACTCCCCGTTGCGGGAGTGAGCGCGGCATTCTGCCAGCGCACCGCCTCGGCCAGCATGTCGCAAAACTTGTCGAGGGCGTCGGGATCCAGCGCCATCGTAGTTTGGCGATCGTTTTCAACCAGCGACAGGATGATCAGCGGGGTACCGCCTACGTACTTGGTCGCTATGCCGGCAGCGCTGCGAACGATGTTGCCTTCGGTGTCGCGGATAGCCTGGGCCGGACCAGAGCAGATTGAAGCGGCCATGAAATGGATGGCAACGCTGATCGGCACGGGCTTGGGAGATGCGGTGGTCATGCTGCGCCTCCCTCGACATCGACCAGCTCGGGATCCGCCTCACGCTTGCCAGCGCGATCGATGAAGAACTGGTCGGTTTGCGACACGGCTGCACCCAGCGTGGCCAGGCGCTCGGCCATCGGATCATCTTCGCCCTTGCGCAGCGTCTTGATGATCGCCTGTTTGTCGAGCTCGAGCTTGGTGCGGATATAGGGATCCGCGTTCTCTTCCAGCGCGGCGCGGATCTTCTCGATGAAGTCCTCCTGGTTCACGCCCTTGGGCAGCTTGAGCGAGGGCGTATTTGTCCGCTCGCCGATGATGGCACCCGCCAGCTCGATCGACTTGCGCTTGCCTTCGGTCAGCTGATCCTTGGCGACCGCCCACCAGGCGCGCAGCTGTTTGAACAGTTCCTTCTGAGCCTGCTCGAGCGGAGCGACCATGGCATCGCGCGCACCCTCGATCTGCTGGATCGATGCGTCGGCATCGGCTTTCAGCTGATCGACGGTTGCCTGCATCGCCATGTATTTGTCGATCGTGGCGGTCGCCTCCTGGATGGTCTGGGGCGCAATCTGTGTGGGTGCCTTGCGGCGGGCAGCAGCCATGGTCAGTTCCTTTCGGCTTCGGGATCGTTGGGGGTCGGGATGTCGGGCGAAACGAGCGGGATCGCGGTTGAACAGTGCGCGCACTCGGCGAGAATTCGCCCGACGTGCCACTGGCGACCGCCGCAGCCGGGGCAGACATTGTCACCGGTGGTGCGGTAGAGCACGAGATAGCCGCGCTCGCCCTGGACGGCGCGATAGTCGGTGCAGACGGTCATGATGCTCCTCCTGCAGGTGCGGTGACAACGATGAGGGCGGTGCCCAGGGCGATCACGGCGGCGGTGGGCAGCACCACGGTCAGCACGAAGCTGAGCGGGGTGAAGCCCTGCTGGCCGATCTTGGCGATCAGGCGGCGCATGGCGCGGTCTCCTGCGCGCGCGCGTCGCTGGCGATGTCGGTGTTGTTCGGGCAGTTCGGGCAGGCCCCGTCGTACAGATGCTCGAAGGTGTTCTTCGGGGCACCCTTGCGGCGGCGGTTGTTCATGCACGAGGCGAGCGGAATGCTATCATTCCAGACCGGGCAGAGGACATCCTCGTTGCCCCAGGCCGCGCGGACAAGACGTTCGGCCTCCTCGTAGCTGCCCGCATAATCGCGGTTGAGGATCCGGCTGACATAGCTGGCGTTGCGCTTGATCTTTTCGCCCGCCTTGCGCTGGTTGGTGGCGTCGGCGGCTGCGGCGAGCAGACGGACCCAGGGGGGCATATCCTCGCCCCAGGCCGCTTGCGCGCGCTGCATGTTGGTGACGGTAACCTTAACAGCCATGGTTAATCCTTCCGGTCAAAAAAAGGGGAGGCAGGGGCGCAGGCAGCAGGGCGGGTGCCACCCGGCGGGCGACCGCGCGGGCCAAGAGCAAGGTGCAGCTGCGCGCTGTTGTTGTGGTCGACGATGCGGGTGTAGGGCCTGCCGTCGATCACCACCCGGCTCACCGATGGATGGTGAGGGCCGGTGTCGAGAACGATCCGGTATTTGCGATGTGGCGCGCCCGGCGGATCGATCCGTTCCAGATAGCCTGCCCGAACCAGCTCACCCAGATATTTGAGCGCGCTGTAGGTGTTGGTCTCTGCGGTGAGGACCAGCATGGGCAGCTCGAACACCTTGAGCACCCGCACCGCCGTCCAGATGCGCTGGCGCATGTTGGCAGGGGTGAACCGCTGGCCCAGCGGCTTGATGGGCACATCCTCAGGCGCGGTTTCATAGCGCCGGGCGAAGCCGTTCATGCTGATCTGGCACTGGCGGCCCACATGGACCAGCAGGCCAGAGGACCGCCATTTGCGCAGCCAGCGTGTGACGACGACCGGATCAAAGCCGGAGCGGCGCACGATATCGCCGATGCTCATGGGATCGGCCGCGACGCGCAGCAGCGACCAGAGCACATCGCGAGCGGTATGTTCGCACATGCTGTCCAGGGGCTGGACAGGCGCAGGCTGAATGGTGACGGGGCAGTTCATGCGCGGCCTCCCTGGATGCGGCGGATCTGCAGATCGCCAGTCTTGATCGGGCGACCATTCCACCAGGCAAGGTCGGCGGTGGCCGGGCGCTCGGCATAGGCAAGCGAGTCCGCCTCGATCAGGTTGGTGACGATGCGCCGGGTGCAGCCCCGGCATGCCTGGTTGAACCTGAGCGCCAGATCGTCGGCGATCTTGGCCCTGAGGCAGTAATGATCGCGCAGCTTGAGCGTATCTTCGTCGCTGGCGGGCTGTGCCGCATTGGCCACCAGAATGCGGTTGTCGAACCGCTCCCATTCCTTGAGCTTGGCAGGAAGATCCTCTTCGCCGATCATCATGATGGCGATCGATGTTGCGTCGTGTATGTCGCGGATAATCTCGACCGCCTGGCGCTTCACCAGAAAGTCCATCTCATCAATGACCAGCGGGCGGGGAAAGATGGCCAGCTGCTCGATAATCTGTTCGAGGATCTTCGGTGCGGTGCGCGCCAGCTTGTTGATGCCGAGCGAATTTGCGATCGCCTCCAGCAGGGTGCGCTGGGTCCAGACCGATTTGGCGCAGACATAGGTGGCGTTGGTGCGCGCAGCGGCAAAGGCCGCGCCCACCGACTTGCCATAGCCGGAATAGCCATAGAGCAGGCCCAGGCGGGGCGACTCCTGCCCGACCGCCATGCACTCCATCAGCGTGCCGAGGGCCAGGCCCATATTGGTGAGCGGAGCCTGGCGACCCTCGACCGGTTCGCTGCCGCCAGGCAGGCCCGGCAAGATCAGGCCTCCCCCCGCTTCCATCGGATTTTCCCTGTTGTGGTTCATGGTGTTGCTCCTGCTTGAAGGTCAGCCGGCCTTGCCGAGCATCTGCCCGGCGGCGGCGTTGTCGGAATCGGTGGGGCTGGGCTGGACAGACCGGGGCGCGAAATGCGCGATCATGATCTT